ATGCTAGACCCCAACCGACCCGAAGGGGATCGGGAGTACGTTGCCGCGATGCGGGCGCAAGACCCGGAATTCGATGCGGCGTTCCGCAAAGCACAGACCCGAAGAAAGGCTTGATGATGCTTCTCGCAGACCTCTCCAGTTTCGTTGGCTCGGTGTGGGCGGCCGCCCTTTGCTTCTGCATCGGCGTTGCCGGCGGCATCTACCTCTGCAAGCGCGGAATCATCAAGTGACGCGCCTGCTCATCTTCATCGCTGCGCTCGTCATCGTGGCATGAGCGGCATACTGAACGCTTCGTGTTGCTGCGGCGGTGGGACCATCCCGCCGGGTAACACCGTCTGCGTTCCGGTTGTCGGTACGTCTACCCCGACCTTCACCATCACGGCATCCCAGGCTGGATGGGTGCGCGGAGAGCCGAAGGGGCTTTCTAGTACCACCGACTGTGTGTCCACCATTTGCGGCACATCTACGCCGATCTATTGCGACCGTAAGATTTGGGCTGGATGGAACAACTCGGTGGGGGCATACGATGGAAAGTATTACCGCGATGGTTGGTATCGCAATGACGATCCAAATTGCGAGTGCTGCGATATCACCGAGGACACGTTGACTTATACGGGCGGAAGCTGGACTGCCACTATGCAGTTTGGAGGCGGCGCAAACACGGTCAACGTGCTTTCGGAGTCCAACACGTTCGTGAGCGGCGGGGTATCGGGAGTAAAATACCTTTGTTCCGATATTGACCTTGGCGGTGGTTGCACTCGTTGCCCCACTTGTTGCGGTGGCGCTGGCGGTCTGTACGACATCGTGATCGTGAATTTTGGTGGCTACAACGAGACTGGACCGTATTACCCCGTGCAGGCAACCAACGAATTTGGCGCTCCGATTTGCGATCCACCGTACGACAGCGCATTCGCCAACACTTACGCATACGGATATTCGGCACAGGTCTGCTTCTACAAGCCCGTACCTTTCACCGCCACTCGTACGCTCACGGGAATCTATACACGGTTCTCGTCGTATGTGACCGTGCCGCTCAACTTCTACCAAACTAACGCCAGCTTTGGCGGCCCGTGGAATTCTCTTTCGTATGCACCGCCGTTCCCTGGCGCGTCATGCGACACCATTACTACAGGCGCGCCCGACAACCCAGCCGAGTGCTTGTGCGGTTCAGCCAACGGCTACGGGTTCACCTTCCCGTCCACCATCACGCTGACATGATCTACACCACCAACGGACGCAGCATCGAAGTCCCCGACTCCGTGCCGGCCGCGGAGCGCGAGGCGTGGGCGCTGGCGCAGCTTGACCGCACGCGCAAGCCCCAAGGATGGCGCGGCCTGGGGGACGTTGTGGCTGCCGCAACGAAGGCGGTAGGCATCCGTCAATGCGGCCCGTGCCGCAAGCGGCAGGAGGCGTTGAACCGCCTCGTCCCGTTCGCAAACGAAAACCCCCCGCCTGCCGGCCAACTTCCTGCGGCCGCAGACGGGGGGGAGAAGAACGACTAGCCTACGGTCAGAAGGGTACGTCCGCGGGGTCAACCTTGGCCGGGGCAATCGGCCCGATCACGCGCATGACCTGTAGCGTCTGCCCGATCCGGGCGACCTCGAGGCGCATTTCCTTGTCCACGTTCGCGTCCGCCAAATGGCCATACTCGACAATCGAGGTGGCGATCCACGCCGCGCCGTGTTCGCCTACGGCGTTGATTGCAATGGGCTTGCCGGGGCGGCGCACCACGCGCAGGATCTTGAACGCCCCCTCGTATTCGTCAGGGTAGCCGTCAGCCGCCTTGGGGGTTTCCGGGGCCGGGTTTGCCTCCTGCTTGGCCGTGCGCTTGCGGACGGGCTTCGGGGCATCCTCCACCACCGATGCCTCTGCGTCAATCGTAGGGGCTGCGGGTGCGGCAAGGGCGGCGCGGGCCTTGGGAGCCTCGTAGCCGCGGGAGGGTGCTTCCTCGGTGATCTCGGTCTCGCCGTGGGCTTCAACGTACACCGGGGCCGCGCCGAGCGCGTCCGGGCAATGTTGTTTATATCCGCTCGAGATGCAGCGGGCGAACAGCATGGCCTTCGGCCACTTGCGCCAATTGTCCCCGCCGAGCTGCGCCCGCTTCGCATCGTCCATTGAGAAGGTCGTGGTCCCGATCTCCTCCCACTTGTTCTCCGGGCTGCGGCCGAAGAACACGATGCTGCACTCCGTGTCCGTGCAGGCGGCGCGGTAGTCGTACTTCCCTGCGCGCTTGATTGCTGCGGCCATCAGGTTGGCGGCCAAGACGGCCTTGCCCTTGATGATGTGCAGCCCGGTCATCGCGTCATAGTCCGACAGGCCCAGGCCGCGCCCGATGATGATCTTCGCGCACGCTGCGGCCTCGGACTGAATGTCGGGGAACATCCCCGAAGCCTTGAACACCTGGGCAACCGACATGGGGTCAAGCTGCGCTTGCCCGATCCTTGCGAGTTCCATATGCATCTCCTCGTGTACGCGGAGCGCCGCGCCCGTCCCGCGCAACGTGCGAGGGCGTGATCATTATACGGCCCGGTAGCCGAAAGTCAAGCGGCCGAAATGGCGATGACCGTCTGCGCGGTCGGCCCGTATGCCTTGGTGGCCCAAATCTCCACCACTTGTGCATCGTCGCGGTAGGCAATGCCCGTGAGCGCGTCTAGCGTGGCGCGCACGAGCTTGTCGGTGTCGGGCTTGCCGGGGAACGTGCGGGCGGCCGTCCGCAACCCACGCGCTCCGAAATGGCTAGCGGGGCGGACGAACGAGAACGCCACGCGCACGCTGACCGGGCCGTCCACCACGGTCGCGCCGGCGACGTAGGCCGCTGCCGCCACGGCGGCGCGGTAGGGCTTGACCTTGGCGCTTGACTCCACGAGGACGATGCGGCTACCCCTGCGAAAAACGGTTTTACTTCCCTGCGGCGCGGCTGCGCCGGGGACGCTGAACATCAATGCGCCTGCTTTGCCTGCTGGCTCTTGCAAAGTTCCAACTCCTGCTGTAGTTGATTCCCGGTACGCATGATCCGCGCCATCTCCCGGCGGATGCGAATCACCTCGTGCATCGCCTCAATGGTGAGGGGGTCGGTAGTCGCGCTGCCCTTGATACGGTCCACGATGTCCTCGTCCTCCTCCTGGCGCGGCATTGGTTACCCCTCACCCGCATACAAGATGCGCTCAATGTGCGTGGGCAGGACGTTGCGGCACTTCTGCGCTTCCTCCTCGGCTCTGATGGCGCGGTCGCGCCAAGTCGTGCCGTTGGGATTCTGCACCGTGGGGCGGTCGCTGTAGACCAGCAGCTCCATGCGTGCAAGCATCGCCTCCGCGGCAACCGCTCGCGCTCTCCAATCCACACACGGATCTTCCATCGCGCCGTCCTCCTTTCGGAGCAAACGTACACGGGCGGGGATACTAATCATGCAAACCTCCTGCCGCTTTTCGTGCGGCGGCGGTCTTTCCTTGGAGGATGCGGCGGATGGCGCTGACGGACACCCCCAGCTCCGCAGCGATGATGGCCTTGCTGACACCCCGACGGTGCGCCGACAGGACGGACGCAGCCTGTTGCAATGTCACCTTGCGCTTGATCCCCACAAGGCGGCTGACCGTGGACCGATGCACCCCCCACTTGATTGCGATGGCCTTGGGCTGCATCCCGGCGGCCTCGTCGGCAATGATGCCGGCGCGGACGGATTCTGCGGTACGCCTCATTCTGCGGCCTCCCTTCGGATCTTGATGTCTGCCGACACTTTGAACACCAACCGCGCAATGTGCGGGTGCTTGTCGTTGATGACGATGGCGGCAATATCGCGCCCGGTCGCATCGCTAAACACCACCTGGGTGGATGGCCTCACCGTAATCGCCAGCAGCTTCTGATGGGCGATGTCAACCATCGGCCACCTCCATCGCCTTGAGGCTGTCGGCCACGAACGACACTACGCGGCCAAGGTATTCCGTGCGCACGTTGTCGGCGGTATCGCCTTGCTCCCACATCGCCACGCTCGAGATGCGCGTGGCAATCACGGCATCCCGGCGCTTGCTCTCCCCGATGTCCACAAGCAGCGCGTGACAAAGCCAATACCGCACCGGGAAGTAATCCTCTTGAGTGCTGGTGAGGTTGTCCAGCGGAGCGCACCCGATGGCAGCAATGGCGGGAACGCCATCCTTGTTGGTCGCTGGCATGGCAAGCGTGGCCGAGATGGAATCCTCGTCAACGTAGTTCGGCAGTCCGTCCAACCGCCATTGCACTTCCAAGATGGTGGGCGTAGCCCAACGGTTTTCGGTAGTCATTCCTTCGTCCTGATCTCCGCGTCCACCGCGGCAATGCGTTCCCCGATCCATGCCATGCAATTCACCGCCATGCTGTTGCCAAGCGCCTTGTAGCGCGGCCCATCCGGGCAGTCCTCGGCTTGCTTCTTGCGCCACGGGATGAGCGTGTAGTTGCGCGGAAATCCCTGTAAAAACTCGCATTCAATGGGGGTAAGCCGGCGCACGGTCATGGCCTGCATCGCCATTGGAGTGTTCCGTCCACTTGCGTTGCTATTGGTGTTGACTGTTCCAGCGATGTTGTTACATCGAACTTCTCCAATTTGGTTTTGCTGAAACGCCACCGCCACGTTGATTGCATCGCTTCGTCCACCGCCACCCGGATTCGTCAGGGCTGGCGTTACGTCGTCTGCCATGATCTCCGGCATCTTGATGCCATCGCGAGTGCGGTTGGCAAACGCCACCGCCGCGTGCGCCGCGTTGTCGCGTGCAAGCGTGTGGCATGGATCGCCAGGTTGTCGGTTTTGCCTGTTGACGGGAGCGGTGATTTGGAACAGGTCGTAAGGGACAGGCTGTCCGACTGCTTGAACTTCCGCTCGCGCCTCGATGGTGTATGCCACGCCATCAGTTCGCACTCCAACCCCGTCCGGTCCACTTGCAGGATTCTCGCGTGTTGCCCCGGCTTGAATCGCCATGGGCTGTGGAATCAGGTTTGCGCCATGCTGACTGAAGATTTCCTGATTGCTATATCCGGGAGATCCGGTTCCGCTGGCGGATTGAGCAAGCGTTCCGGCACAGTTTGCAGGCCAAACGGTCGGCTGCGTAGTCAGGTTGTAGCACTCGTCGCCTGCGGGTCCGCCTGTTCCCTTTGCCCATTTGCTGCTGACTGTTCCAGCGCAACCTTCAGCATCGGCGGAAGCGCCTTGCCCCGACGTTCGGCGCGACGAAGAATCCCGCTGCACGCTTTCGCGCTCAAAGAGAACCTGGGCGGCACGCTCCCAGTCTCCAAGACATCCGACAACGAAGACACGTCGCCGGCGCTGCGGGACGGCGCGGGGATGCCCGTGTGTTCTGCACCATTGAGCGTCCAAGACCCGGTAGGCCCACCCATACCCCAGTTCCCCCAACGCCCCGAGGAAGGAACCAAAATCCCGTCCTCCGTTGCTTGACAGGACACCGGGGACATTTTCCCACACAACCCATCGAGGCCGTAGACGCCGAGCGATTTCAAGATAGGTAAGCATGAGTCCGCCCCGAGGGTCTGACAAACCAGCGCGGAGTCCGGCAACGCTGAAGGATTGGCAGGGAGTTCCGCCCACGAGAAGGTCAATTGATCCGGGTTGAAGGGGCCATTGCTCATGCTTCGTCATGTCTCCGAAATTGGGAACGTTGGGATAGTGGTGCGCGAGTACCGCGCTTGGGAATGGTTCGATCTCGCTGAAGCCAACCGGGGTCCAACCCAGGCCATGCCACGCAACGGTGGCTGCTTCAATTCCGCTGCACACGGATAGGTATCTCATGCGGTCATTCCCGGCTCGTTGCCTTCAAGGATGCGCCGCATCTTGCTAGAGACCGTGGCAGCGTTCACGAGCTGCTGCATGGGGAAGTCGGACGGGATGCCAACCTCCTCGGACAGCGCCACGCCGTCAAGCGACATGGCAATCAGGCTCCAATCCAGCAGGCGCGGATCGGTGGGCGTGCGCTGCCAGCGCGCCAGGATGGTGACCTCCACGGTCTTGGAGGAAACGTATTCGCCCGCGGAATCGCCGGCGGGAAACAGGTCAGCGGACATGGTCACGGCATGGATGCGGGTGAAGATCCCGCGGCTATCTTCGTTGCTCACCATTGGTATTCCTCGGGCATGGGGAAGAGGGTTGTGGGGTTGGGCCGCGACAGAACGCACACCTGTGCATGGCGACCGCTTGAGGCTACGCGGGTAGCCCCGGTCCAAGTGATGAGACCCTTGGTACGCAGCTCGCTGCATCGCTTCCACGCACCTAGCGGGAGGCCCGCGGCTGTCGCCGCCTCCTCATCGGTCAGGCCGTTCGGGCTGGCGCGGTAAGCCTCAAGCAACTTGGCCTGCATCCCCTTGGCGGGGACCACCATGCTGTCGGCGGCAGCGTGCGAAGTCCACGGGTCGGTTCGCCGTGCGCTCACAGGATCACCTCCGTCTTGGCATGGACCGTCAGGAACATCCGGTCGGCGGTGTCGCGGCGGTCAAGCGCGTCCTGCCACGCGGCCTCGTTGTCCGGGTCGATGTGATGGAAGTCGGCGTGCGTGCGGAGGACTTCCTGGCTGACCGCATCGGACAATTCCCGAGCGCAGGCAAGCAGGACATCCCCGTAGATCCGGCCAAGGGTGGGGTGGTTGTTCAGGGCATCTTCGACGGTGACCTTGATCTTCATTGCAATCTCCTCGTGATTTCGCGGCTTCCGCAACGTGCGTCCACCGCTTGGGGGTGTTATACGCATAGGTATCGGCAGGCGCAAGCCCCCGGCTGTAAGAAATCCGACCACTTTTTTCTTTTTTGCGGCGAGGCAATCAGACCCCGATAGCGTGGCGGGGCATGGATCTCCCGTTCTCTGTGGCGCAGGAGTCTCGCAACATCCACACCGTGGATCTGAAGTTCACTTCCTATGCGGATGAGTGGTGGTTCCTGCTTTCGTCAGACCGCCACCACGACAACCCACATTGCAACCGCGACCTCGAGGTGAAGCACCTGGACGAATGCGTTCAGCGCCGCGCCGGCGCGTTCTTCTTTGGAGATACTGGCTGTTTGATGCAAGGGCGGTACGACCCGCGCAGGGCGCGCCGTGGCGTTCACGAGGAGGACGAGCTAGCGACTGACTACTTGGACAGCGTGATCCGCAACGCGGCGAAGTTCTATGCCCCGTATGCGCGGAACATCTGCTTGATCACCAGGGGCAACCATGAGCAGTCGGTACTCAAGAACTGCGACACGGACTACACCGAACGTCTTTGCGAACGCATGAGCGAACAGACGAAGCACAAGGTGTATCCCGGCGGATACGGTGGCTGGGTGCGCTTCCAATGCCATCGTCAGAGCGAACGTCACGGCCTCACGCTCAAGTATTTCCACGGAGCTGGTGGCGGCGCGCTGATGAGCCACGGCACGCTCCGCGTCCGCCGCGATGCCGCCGTGATGCCTGATGCGGACATTGTCTGCACGGGCCACATTCATCGACGGTGGATCATGCCGCTGCGGCGCGAGCGCCTGGTGGGCGACCGTGACGGAGTGCGCGTGGTGCAGGACACCCAGCACCACATCTGCTGCGGGACGTACAAGGACGAGTTCAACGACAACTTCTCGGGCTGGGCAAACGAGTCCGGTCATCCCCCGCACGACATGGGCGCGGTGTGGATGCGTGTTTACTTCTCCCGCGAAACCTACAGGAAGCGCAGCGGCAAGATTGCGATGCGATATACCCTCACCCCATCCTTCGTACTTACGGACTGACCATGCGAGTTCGACTCGGTGGCAAATACTGGACGCTGCGCTTCGCGTCGAACATGAGGGACTTCGGGGACATGATCGACCCCGGCAAGGCCGCTGGCCGCCTCATTCGCGTGGCAACCTGGCCGTGTGAGAAGGATCGGATGGACACCACAATCCACGAGGCCATCCACGCGATCCGCCCGGAGCTAGACGAGGAGGCCGTGGCATCGACCGCCACCGACATCGCGCACCTTCTGTGGCGGTTGGGATATCGCCGGGTCGTTAACGGCAAGCCCGTTGAGTAGGGGTACACTTGAGCTGCGGTGATGTGGGTGTAGTAGGCCGAAGGCCAAGGCGCGATTCCCACTTGTGCCGGCGCACAAGACCGTAAGGCACGACCGCCGGCGTATACAGCAATGGGGTAATGAAACCTACCGCCAGGGCAGGGCGCGATGCTGAAAGCACGCGCTGCTGTCCGCTGCATCGAATGCGTCACAGATGTTCAAATATGTAGCACTTTCGTACACGTTATTTGGATGTGTCGATTCCGCGTACACGCGGTTTTCCGGGACCGGAAAAGAACACGGCTCGGGACTTGCGTCAACCGAGCCGCGCTTCCGGGGGCTAAATTGTCGGGCATAGGCTGCACGCGCAGACTATCGCAAAAACCATCGCCCGACGAGCGCAGGATAGTGTATACTCCGATCCAACGCAACCCGATGTGGGTGGCGAGAGCGGCTGGCGCTGCTCAACATCTCGAAAACCGTGGGCGGGGCGGGTCAAGCCCGCCAGCCGCTCCCCGCCTCGCCCCGGTCCTATGGGAGTTTCCATGTCCACGCCTTGGTTCCCTTTCTACGCCTCCGACTTCTACGCAAGTACGGCGGCGTGGCCTCCCGATTGGGTAGGCGGTTACATCCGCCTGCTGTCGTTCGCCTGGATGAACGGCGGCATTCCCAACGACCGCGAGGCCATCAACCGCATTGCTGGCGGACTGACCGATGCCGGGTGGATCGCCATTTGCGCCCGTCTGACGCTCGCAGACGGTGACCGTGACGGTGACCGCCACGGTGAGCGTGAGCAAAGGTGGGTGCATCCGCGCATGGAGCGGGAGCGGGAACGCACCGACACCATCCGCAAGGCGCGCCAGGATGCGGCGGCAGCCACCAATAGGAAGCGACAGGACGGTGACCGTCACGCTGACCGTACCGCTGACCGCCACGGTGAGCGCACCGCTGACCGGGGCGTAACTACAACCACAACCACAGATATCCAACCCCCCATAGCCCCCCCTTCAAAGGGGGGGCGGGTTGGTAAGAATCGAAGAGACCGGAACAGAGACCTGAATCAACCGCAATGGTGACGAGGAGACCGACATGGAAACGATTACCTGGAACGACAACAAGATCCTGATGGGGAAGCTTTGGCCCCGGTGGCAGCCCTCCCCGGAGGAGGCTTCGATCCTGAACCGCAAGTGGGGGTCGCTGCATCAAGACAAGCTGCGTGACTGCATCGAGCAGCACAAGCTCGTCCGCAGCAGCAGGCCCGACATTGCGGCCATCCACAAGGCCTACTGCGCGATCACCCCAGCGGCCGCGGAAATCGCGGGACGGTCGGAGGTGGAGGCCACGCGCAGGAACGCCAGCGCCGTTCAAGGCCCGACCGCGCAGGACTACGCGGATTGGGATGCGTGGGCCAAGGGGGTGCTATCGACCGCGACCCGGCAGGAGATCGAAGCGGCCCAAGAGCGCCTGGGCATCAGCCCGGACACGCACCGCGTACTGGCGGTCGCGCTGGACTATTGCCGCAAGAACCCGCCACCACGGAGGTAGACTCATGGGCATGGGCAAGCGCCGGCGCGTCGCCGCCATCCTCCTGTCGGGCTTCGATGACTGCCTCCTCGGGGTGTCCTACCCCCGCAGCGGGGAGCGCGGCATCCCGGTCGCCGTCTACTCGGCGGACATGATCGCAGCTCGCTTGCGGGACAATGACGGCATGAGCCACCGCGATGCGAAGGCGTTCGTGGCCGATCAGATCGAGCAGGAGTGGCTTGGGGCCGGAACGCCCCGGATTGTGTGGGCGGCGACCGCCAACGACTTCGGGGTGGCCGAAGATCCCCCAGCACCGCCGCAGACGGCCTAGGTTGCCCCAGGACGCGCCCGCGCCGCCCGGACGGCTCTAGGGGCATCCTGCGTCCCCTGCCCCGTAGAAGCCATCCTACGGCCTCAAATAATTCTTGGAATTATTGATGTTACCCCCTTGACGGCTGTATATGGAGGGGTATCATCCTTGTGCCGTATGGATGCACGTTGCGGAAGTACGGTAATGCCACCAAGTGGCAGAGAGGAACGTGTCCATGAGAAAGGCACACGCAGTCATCGTCGCGCAGCCTGAAGCTGCAACCGTTGTTTCAAACGCCATCGCTACCTTGCATTGCATGGCGGAGTACGGGAAAACGATGGTCTCGGAGCAGTTTGAACTGGCCGCACGGCTGGCAGACCTTCGCAAGACCGAAACCGTTCTCCAGGCTCTGCTTGCAGAAATCAGCAAGAGGCGCGTGGAACTCGAAACACGGCAGCGCAGCATGGCAAACCCGCGATGGTGAACAGGGCCGGCCCCCTTTGGGGGGTCGGCCTTCCTGTTTCCAAGACTCTCGTTTTAACCTTACCACCCATGATCACCGCACAAACACCCATCGACTCCGACCCCGTGCATCAGATGCTCTCCACCCGCGCCCTGCACGTTCTCATGATTGGGCAGGCCATCCCTACCGTGGGCGACCTTGCCGCCGTTGACCGCGCCACCGCAGCCAAGTGGCGGCAATGCGGCGCGGTCACCCTAGCCGAATTTGACCGCCTCCTGCGCTCCGCAGGACTGTGGTGGGGTGGGCAGCATTCAGGCGACATCGAAGCCGTCCGCGCCCGCCTCAAGGAACTCGAGGAGGCCAACGCTGTCCTGCGCGCCATGCTTGCCCCCAACACGCTGGCGGCCTTCGACCGCTACACGCAGCTCGTCAAGGAGTACGCGCAATGAAGCACAAGCGCACAGGCCGCCGGCGCGGCTACGCCGACCTCTTCGACCGCGTCATCTACCTGGTGGTGCAGACCGACAAGGGCATCTACCCCACCCGCCTCGCCCTCTCCACGGTTTGGGGATGCAGCCCCAGGGCCGTCTCCCACCTCGTGGACCACGCCAAGCACACTTACGGAGTGCGCGTGCGCTCCGTCACCGAACGCAACCGGGGCTACGAACTCGTCAGCCCCGGTGTCCTCAACCTCAACGCCCTCAAGGAGCGCGCATGATCGAACTACCGGAAAACCTTCTGCCATTTGAGCGCAACCGAATCAATGACCTACGCAAACTTGCCGACAAGGCCGGACCAGCGACCGCGTTTGCGGCGGAACAAGTGGTGTCCATGCTTGTCAAATCGTTGCAATACAACTGGGAATCCGCCGCCAAGCACCGCGCCGAGCGCGACCGCCTGGAATCCATCATCGTGCGCCTTGGCGGCGGGTTCGACCGCCGCGGCCTTGAGGGCGAACCCCGCGGCATCATGGTGCAGCACGGCATTCACACCGTGGTGGAGGACTCCCGATGAATCTGTATTCCCTGCCGGAAATGGAAATCAACGGTAGCGATGAGGTCTACACCCCGCCGTGTTTGTTTGAGCGCCTTGGACTGACATTTGACATCGATGTCTGCGCGCCAACTGGCGGCCTTCCGTGGATACCAGCAACTCGGCATTTCTCGATTGCCGAAAACGCCATTGCAGAGAAAAGTGCGTTTCGCAACGAGATCGAGCGCCAAGGCGCAAGGATACGCCAATGAATGCAAAATCATTGTTTGATCGAATTCCCCACACAGTTGCCGCGATGCCGCTAAATCCACGCAGTATTCACGTTCGGCAAGTTAACAGTAGTGACATGTTGGAAATGCAAAGGTGCATGTCAAAGGCCGTTTGGCGTCCGGCTCCAGGAAGAAAACTTGCATTTTTTGTACAACACGATGATGTATTGATTGGACTTATATTTCTTGCATCACCAGTCATAAATCTTGGAGTACGCGACAAATACTTGAACCTTCCCAAAGAACCAACGGAACGTGGTAGGGCATTGAGGTCAATCATGGATTTGTCTGTATGCGTCGGATCCCAACCATTGGCTTGGCATTGGAATATTGGGAAATTATGCGCAATGCTTGCAACGACCCTTGTAGATGAATTTACGTCTAGGTACGGAGATCCGTTATTGTGGGTGACAACAACCTCCCTGTATGGACGTGGATGTCAATACAACAGGATTTATAAGTTTCTTGGATATACAAAAGGTTACGGACATGAACATATTGATGATTGGGAATATTCACGAATGCTTTCGTGGATGCGCGACAACAAAATCCCAATTCCATCATGCCGATTTGGTGAAGGATCAAATCCAAGAATGCGACGCATTGCTGCATACCGAAAGGCGTCACAAAACCGTGAGATTCATTTAAAGCACGGTCATCAACGCGGCGTGTACATCCATGCTGCACTATCAACTTCCAAGCGCGCTGAAATTATCAATGCTTGGTATGAAAGATGGGGGTATCCGCGATGGACAAGGACGCAATACATGTGTCCTCCATACAATCACGGTCTGCATGAAGATGTCAATATTCTTGAACGGGGGACATAATGAACGTCGATCACGAGAAGCGCGAGTTGACGAAAGAAGGGGCGGAGTGCGCCCCTCGACCCATGCCGCCCATCCTGAAAGGAATGCGATGACATCCGAAATCGTGAACCGACTGAGGAAGAACAGCGAGTGCCTTGCGCCGTCGATCATGCTTGAGGCGGCTGACACCATCGAACGCCTCCGCGAGGAGCGCGATGATGCGCGGCGGGAGGTGTGCGAATGGTGCGGGCTGTTTACAAATGAGCCACCGCAAGACGTGGCAGTAAAGAACAACTGGGATTGTTTCAACGAGGACGGCAAGTGAAGGACAATGACCGCTGCGAGTGCGAAATCTGCCGCGAGTACCGATCCCAGGACCGCGTCATCAATGCCGTGGTCATCTGCATCGGTTTCGTCGCCGCCGCCATCATGGGTTACGTTGGCGTGATATGCTTCCGCGTATGGCAGTAATCACGACCTACGATCAATTCAAGGCCACCATCACCGAAGCCGTGGCCGCCGCTGGCGGCACGCGATCCGGCCTTGCCCGCGAGATGGAAGCCAACGGCATCCTGCGCGCCCATACCGTCCGATGCCTCCTCGGCACACCCGGCACGGTCATCGGGAAGCGCAAGCCCACCTTCGACTCCATCCTGAAGGTGGCGAACGCCGCCGGGTTTGACCTCGTGTTGCAAAACCGAAAGGCACGGTAAGATGCAGTCAGAAGGGGGCATTATGCCCGACGAAACGCCCGACCCCCGTAGGGGGAAGGGGGATACTCGTGACCTGGTTTCCCGGCGCGAGAAAACCCTGCACCTGTCATGCCTTGAGCGCGCCGTGTACGGCGGGTGGGACATTCCCGCCCCTGCCGCGCAGGCCGCTCCCGCGTTCCTCATGGATGTGATGAACGACCCCAACATGGACACCCGCACCCGCGTGCGCGCCGTGGAGGTCATGGCCGCCCTGTCGCGTGATCGGGTCGATGCCACCGTCCAACTGGACCGCATCTACCGCCTTGAGGACGGAACCGCCACCGAGCGCGTGGAGATCACCGCCGATATGCCGGACGGGGCGCTTGAGGCCGTGGCCCGCTCCATCGCCGGCGTGGCCCCGGCAGAACCTTCCAAGCCGTGCCAAAAGCCCAAGCGCAAGCCCTGACCGCGACCCAGGCCGTGGAGGCCGCACGGGAGAACCCGGCGGCCTTTATCGCATTGCTCATCGGCAAGCCCATCAGCGGACTGCAACGCGAACTGCTGATCCACGCCACCACCCACCACCGCTGGTACGGTGAACTACCAAGAGGTCACGGGAAAACGTCTAGTCTGACGTATTTGGCCGCGTGGTGGCTTGGCCGCCGCCCTGCTACCCGCTTCAAACTCATCGGGTCCAACGACGAGGCCGCCAGCGCCACGAGCCGCTTCCTGCGCGACATCATCCGCAGCCCCCTGTACCGGGCCGTGTTCCCCCACGTTGCCCTCAAGCCCGGTGAGGACACCGTGACGGCCTGGAGCGTGACCGCGCCCGGTCTGCCTGCCCGCCGCGACCCGTCCGTGCAAGCCTCCGGCATCTTCGGCCGCACGGGCGGCCGCGCTGACATCCTGTGGCCCGATGACATCTGCGACCTCCGCAACGCGGTACTGCAACCCGCACTCCGCGAACAGGTCAAGGAGGCGATGGCGAACATTTGGCTGCCGATGCTTGACCCGTCCGCCAAGCACCCGGCGCGCATTTGGCGCACGGCCACGCCCTTCCATACGGATGACATCACCGCCCAATGGCGGCGCGAGTGCGAGGAGAACGGCACGCTCCTGCGGAAGCCATGCCGGGGCTTGGAAAGCCCGTGGCCCGAAGTCTTTACGGCCGAACTGCTCAACCGCAACCGCCGCGAGATGGGGCCGATGGCCTACGCCCGCGCCTACGAGCTTGTGCCGCTGTCCTCTGACCTCCTCGTGTTCCGGCCCGAATGGGTGCGCTATCACGATGGCAACCACACGGGGTCGCGCACCATCGCCGCCATCGACTGGGGGTACGGCCGCAAGCGCCAGGAGCGCGACGATCCCGACTACTCCGTCTGCATCGTGGGCGAGGTGGACTACAACCGCAACCTGTACCTGACCGACATCCTGCGCGTGCGCGAGTCCTTCCCGGACTTCGCCCGCATGGCGAAGGAACTGGTGGAGCGCCGGGGCTGCCAACTGGTTCTCGCCGAGGCCAATGGGCCGCAAAAGGGCGTGTTCGACCAATTCCGCATGGGTTGCCGTCAACCCGTCATCCCCGTGGAACGCGGGGCGGACAAGCACCTCCGCGCCGCTGGGGCGCAGCCCTTCGTTGAGCAGGGCCGCCTTCACTTCCCCCAGGCTGCCAACGGCCAAGCCGCGCCCGACTTCCGCGTGGTGCTGGACGAGCTGCTGTCGTTCCCCGCCGGGTCGCACGATGACACCGTGGACGTTGTGGTGGACCTCTGCAACGCGGCCGCCAGCGGCACGGTGGTGAGCCAAGGCGGCGTGGTCACCGTCAACACCACGCCCACGCGGATGTTTGAATCGCGTGGTCCGAAGCGAAGGATGTTCGGGTGAGTCGTTAGACTGATGCGAATGGCCGACCCGCAGCACAGCAATCCTCTGATGCCGAACGCCGTTCCGGGCGCTGGCCTTCCGCCCGCACGACGGCCGCGCAAGCCCCTGCCCGCGCCCACGAGCCGCGGACCCACCGGGCCGCTTGCCCTGCCCGTGGAAGTGCAGCGGTCGTACTTCCGTACCGCGTCCCTGATGCTGCGAAACAGCAGCCTCGCGTACCGCCTGGATGTGAACTACCAGGCCATGATGCGGATGGACGCGGACATCGAAGGTGTCCTGCGCTCCCTCCTCGTCACCCTCGCTGGCCTTGAGTGGTCCGTGACGGCGGACGATGATGACAACCCTCGGACGCAGAAACTCGCGTCCCGCATTGCCGACATCATCAACGCCATCCCTCGGCGCAGCGACCTGTTCCGCGCCATGCACGAGGCCGTGTGGTACGGCGTGTCCGCGACCAACATCGTCTACGAGAAGGACGCGAAGCTCGGCGTGCGCGTGGCCGAATGGATTCCGTTCGCCGCTGACACCCTAGCATTCGACCAGCGCGGCAACGTGGCAATGCGCGTGGGTGCGGCGTACATCAATGAATCGTCGGTGACCGACCTTGGCTTTGACTCGCTCGTCCACCTGTTCGACGAGAACGAGCGACGCGCCATTGTCCTGCACCGCGTGTTCACGACCGCCCCAAATTTCATCGACCCGAACAGCGCCGACCAGGTCTACCGCGGCGTGGGCGCACGCGATGTGTGCTGGTACATTTGGCTGCTGAAGCAGGAGATCCTTCAGAACGCCGCTGCCTACGCGGAGCGGTACGCGCTCGGCATCCGGGTGGGCTACTACCCCGCTGGCAACGATGCGGCCAAGAGCGAGATGCTGACGGTTCTTCAGAACCTCGTCAACGACAATTCCGTGGTGCTGCCGCGTATCGGCCCGAACGAGTCGATGTACGACATCGACATCAAGGACGCGAACGCGGGCCGCGCTCAAATCTTCATGGAGATGGTCGATTGGTGCAGCAGCAAGCTCAAGGAGGCCATCCTGGGGCAGTCGCTCTCGAGCGAGGCGGGCAGCACGGGCCTCGGCTCCGGCGTTGCCGACCTTCACGCTGACACCCTGTCCCGCGTGATCCGCTACCACGCGGACGCGCTGGCGGAATCCATCACCACCGACCTGGTGCGCGTGGTCGCCAAGATGCTCGGCGCGTCCGATGACGAAGCCCGCGCCATCCGTTTCAACTTCGCCCCGGAGCGCCCGGACACCAAGGAGCGCCTGGAGGCCGTGGAGAAGTTCGTGGCCCTCGGCGGCCGCGTCAGCGAACGCGAGGTGCGCGACCTCCTCGGCCTTGCCGAACCGATGGACGGCGAACCCGTCCTCGGCGGCAAGTCTGCTGGCGGGGACAACCCCATTGCAGCCATGCTTGGCATGGGCAACGATGCCCCGGAGGGTGAGGAACCCGCCCCGCAGGCTCCCAAGGTCGTGGCCGTCCGCAAGCGCAAGCGCAAGGCATGAACCGCGCCGCGCTAGACAAGCACCTCCGCAGCGTCCTCAAGGAGGCGCAGCAGGCGTACCGCAAGGGCATCGCAGCCCAGGTACTGGGGGAAACGGGCGCGGAGCATTGGCAGACGTTCCACGAGGCAACGTCGGCCCTTCTGATGGCATCGTGGCTCTTTGGCGCACGGCAGGCCATCGACAAGGCCAAGATCCCGGACGAGGCCGTGGCGGGGATGCTCGAGGACAACACGGCCCTGACCTTCGACCGCCTTGAAACGGGCGTTGTGCTGGAGGGGTTCGGCCGCGATTTCCTCGCCCCCATCGCCAACTGGTTCCGCACCCGCGTGCCGATCTCGCGCACGGATTGGGATGTGCTGATTGAGGCGGCCCAGCGCAGCGGCGGCGAAGTGGCCGACCACGAGCGCAACACCGCCCTGCCCGATATGCGCGCTCGTAACCCGGTGCTTGATTCGCTCCTGCGCGGCATCACGGTCAATCCACAGGGTGGGCAAATCTCCACGGCCAAGCGGATCACGGACG